TTGCCAAATTCGGCGTAAGTGTCAATACCCGTCAGGCGCTCTAGGATTTTCATTCCTGGTTCTCGTGTCATAGTCATTCGCCTAGTGTCCCAACTCCAAATCTCAGTTCTTAGCGCGATACCGATTAATCTCAATTGAATTGAATCCATTTTTCTCCCTTTGTTTGATAGCTATAGCCTAGCACAGTTTTAGAGTTTCGTGTCACTTGTTACCAAATCGTTATAAAAGTTTCGTTACCGAATCGTTATAAAAAAAGCTTGACAAACTGCAATTAGTTTGATAGACTAGACAAAAAACCCGCGGGGATTTTAGGGCTTAGGAATTTTGGGCAGAGTCGGTTATCTCCCGGATTCTCAGGAATTATGGGCATCCTGTTGTTTTGTATCCTCTATTTACTTATGGTGTTAGCCTAGCAGAACGCCGACCCTTTGTCAAGTCGGCGCTCGCTGTATGGTTATAGGGCCAGCACAAAGACAACCGCTAAGGCTAACCCGAACGCTATCCCTACTAAGAAATCTTTGGTTGATTCTTTCACTTTGTCACCACCAATTTTGTCTTGGCATACTTTTCGCGCCTAGTATTCCTTAGGTGTATCGCCAGCAACTTGGCGCTAGGTGTTCGGTTGCTATCTAGTCGCTTAGCCATTAGATACCCCAGGCCCTTTTGACTAGGTTGCGGTGGCGTGATGTTGTAACGCTTCCGCGTTGTGTCGGCAATTCGCCCATAATTCCAGAAGCTAAGTCAATAACGGCAATTTGGCTAGAGTAGCTGAAGACGGCGTATTGTGTCGAGTCAAGCCAAGCGCCAGACATAGAGTTGCCGCGGAAGTTTTCGCGGTTAGCCAACTTGGTTGCAATTGTCTTGTAGTTATCTTGCATTGTGTTTTCCTCCATTGTGTTAGGCAAATTGCCTAATCGTGACTAGGCGGGGAATTGCACCCCGCCTAAGGCCCTAGCCCTAGTCTGCCAAGTAGTCACCTTCAGCGACTAGCTCGGCTAGTAAGTCGTCAATTGTAGTGTCTAGTTCTTCCATTAGTTCCACCATTCTTCCATCGTCCTTTGAGCAATTACATAATTGCCAGTTTCTTGTAATGTGAGTAAGTAAACGGCCAGTTCTCCTAGCTTTTGGTTTACTAAGTTGCTTTCGCTACTTTTTATTGCGTTACGCAATTCTGCGATTACTTTGCTGTAATCCATTAGTTTCTTCTTTCGTTTAGTGTTGCCTTGTTGTTGTTACAAGCATGGCACAAGGCCGACTAGAGCGCAAGTTTTAGGTGACCGAAAGAAACTATTTTATTGGGGCAGGGGCGCGTCTGTAGCCGGGTCACAACCGTGTGTAATATATTTTTGATTTGGTTTTTTTCGATACACGTGGTAAGATATACCCATGAGCGAAATTACAGTTTCAATGTCAGGCTTTGGCCAGTACACACTTGCCCTCAGCATCGTGGATGCCGGACAAGAAAAGGACACAATAGAGGTCTGGATGGCGGTCTTTACTGACATCGAGGGTGATTCCAGCTGGGAGGTTTACTTCGAGATGGGGCCAGACTACGAGGCATGGGACTTGATAGATGAAGCCATCACCGCTTACCGCGATACAATAGAGGAAGGCCACCCAACATGAACATCACACAGTGGATTAAGTACGGCGTAGACAAAGGGTATTGCACACCTTCCTATTGTGCGACTCATGACGGTGACCCGCTAACTGAGGCAGAAGAGATACAGTGGGAAGAGGGAGAAGACCCTTGCACCCACTCTGTGAGGCTCATAGAGGACCGCGAGATGAAAGAAAACCTAGAGAAAAACAGGCCAGGCAACTAGGATAACCTGTAAAAATTTCGGCTAATTTTTTACACAAAACAGATATGTGTAAAAAATTCTGCTATACTTTTAACCTAAGGCCACTATATCTTTAAAGTAAAGGACACAATGTCAAGAGGATTAACAGAAGAACCAGAACAAACCACAGAGGGAAGCGACCTTAACGATGTCAGGCAGGCGTTCGATGACCTAGCTGGCTACGTTGGGATGCTATCTGTGCGGCTAGAGACGCTAGAAGACCTACTGGCCAAGGCATTAAAGAGCTCTTTGCCCGAAGACGAGGCAGCAGACAAAAGGATAACAGGACTGTGAGCAAAGCGGTATCAGTAATAGACGACATCCTGCTAAAAGCAGCAGCTGGTGGTAAGTCTGGCGATGAGATAGAAGCGATTACTGGTATACCTGCAGCCCAGGCACTGAACAAGGTCAAAGAACTGCTGGCTAGTAGAGATGTATGGAACGAGATGGAGCAGCGCCAGTTGCTGCTTGCGGAACTGCACGAACTAAAAGAAAGCCTGCGGGTGCAGGCCATAGATGGCGGAGACCCGGACGCGGCCAGGACGTTGCTAAGAACTTTAGAGGTAATCGGGAAGCGGTTGGACACTCAGCAGCTTGTGCTGGATGAGAACCTGTTAAAGCTGACAATGTTCCAGCAGCGGATACTACTAAGGGCAATGGATGCAGCACTTAACTTTGCCAAGAAGGAACTGCGGGAGCGATACCCAGAGGTAAGCCTGTCTGAACTGGACGGGCTGGTAGCTGAAGGATTGCAACTGGCTAAGTATGAGCTGGAGGATGAGATTTGATAGTAGACATGAAGGACATGAACTATAAGAAGTACTTCGTAAGCGGAGTAGAGTCCGGTGCCCAAAAAGAACGTGAGCAGATTGTTGACTACCTAAGAGACTTGCAATGTGATGTACTTGCCCATAATGATGAGTATAGCGTTTCAACTCTTCAGAAGGTAATCACCTGGATTGAGGGCAGAGACAATGACTAAGAAAACACGGTCAGAGATTATGACTAAGAAAACAGTGTCAGAACTATACCGAAAACGGTAGTTTCCTGACAATCCACAAAAACATAAAAACCAGCATCCATAAAAATGGACAACAGTCCACAATAGTGGAATGTAACCTATACCGCACAAACGCAAAAGTAACTTTAGGGTTACAAGTGTTATCAAACCGCTTGCGATTGTTTAGAGGGCTAAACGATTGTAAACACTACCTTTTACACCCTTGCTACACTACCAAAAGGACAGAGATGACAGACTTAGTAAACCACCCAAAGCACTACACCAGTCACCAAAGTGGCGTCGAGGCAATCGACATAACACGACACATGGGCTACAACCTCGGCAACGTGATGAAGTATATCTGGAGAGCAGACTTAAAGAACGATGCAATTCAGGACCTAGAGAAGGCACAGTTCTACTTGGCAGATGAGATAGCCAAGCGTAAGCAAGCCCAGGTAAGCCAACTTGCTGACAAGCTGCGTCACACCGAGGACTGGATTGTTAGGAACTGGAGAGACGATGCCGGTTTATGATTACGCCTGCGACAAGGCACACGTCGAGGAACGGTCTCACGCAATGGGCGTTTACCCAGATGTAACCTGCGGTAGGTGCAATGGTAAAATGTATAGAGTAATAAGTGCGCCTAAGAGTATTGTATTTAAGGGGCCAGGATTCTACTCAACGGAGTATAAATGATTGACAGCGTTATAGATTCGGTAATTGAGGACCTGAGGAAACGCAGCAAGAAGGCGGAGTACTTGGTTGACCCTGCTCTATGGGTTGAAGAGGTATTGGGCAAGCACCTGTGGAGCAAGCAGCGCGAGATTGCAAACAGCATTGTAGACCACAGCCACACGGCTGTAGTTAGTTGTAATGGTGCCGGCAAGTCTGGTCTCGCGGGTATGCTTGCTGTTTGGTGGATTGCTACTCACGACCCATACGAGGTTGCGTTGATTTGTTCCGCACCTACTTATGTACAGATTGCACGTGTGCTCTTCCGTGAAATCCAAGACAACTTTAAACTGGCCAAGGCCAACGGTCACGCGATGCCCGGCTACATTACTCAAGGCCAAGAGTGGAAGCTAGATGACGGAACTGTAATTGCATTCGGTAGAAGGCCAGCCGACAAGGACATCGTGTCTGCGTTCCAGGGTATCCACCGTAGATACGTTATGGTAATCCTGGATGAGGCCGGTGGTATCCCAGAAGATTTGTATACGGCTACTGAAGCTGTTACCAACACAAAGGACGCTAGGGTTTTAGCCATCGGCAACCCGGACAACAGGGGTACGCCGTTCCACAAGATATTCCGAGATGACCCAACCTGGAATAAGATTAAAATTAGCGCCTACGACACTCCTAACTTCACGGACGAGAAGCACGAGGTACCACCTGAGCTGCTGCCACTGCTAATCCAGAAGGAGTGGGTTGAGCGCCAGAAGATTTCATGGGGCGAAGAGTCCACTAGGTTCAAGTCCAAGATTCTGGCTGAGTTCCCAGACGAAGCTGAGAACACATTCTTTACACAGACCAACATAGATAGAGGTATAGACTCTGACTTTCCAGAGGACTTTGAGCAGCGAGCCGTACTGGGTGCTGACATCGCTCGCTTTGGTGAGGACGATTCTGTAGTTTACATAAATCGCGGCGGACGGCTGCGCCGCCTAGATAGTTGGTCCAAGGCAACTGCCATTGAGACCGCAACTCGCATACATAGATTGGCGATAGACAATGGAGTATCTGAAGTTCGTATTGACGCTGCTGGCCTTGGTGGTCCTGTCGTTGACATTGTTGCCTCTCTTTGTGATGGGAAGTATATTGTTATTTCTATCTTGGGTTCTGCTGCTAGCCCTGATAACACTCGCTGGCTTAATGCGAGGGCAGCTAATTACGATGCACTTAAAGAAGGTCTCGCGGGGAACAAGATAGACCTAGACCCTGATGACAAGCTCCTGCTTGAAGAGGTACTGATGATTAGGTACAAGTTCAACGCCAAGGGTGCCATCCAGATTGAATCCAAGGATGACATGAGAAGCCGGGGCGTAAAGTCACCTGACTCGCTGGACGCTGCGGTCTACGCTTGTGCCGACATGAGTGGACTGCTTGGTAGTCCGTGGCTTGACAAGAAGCCGGGCGATACTGTGAGTTATGACTACGCAAGCATGGAAAAGGAAGACCCTTTCCTCTCGGTTTGGTCTTGGTAAGTATCTGGTAGAATAGTGTTATCGACTTTTAAAGGACTTTTAATATGGATTTGAAGAAATTTACCCAGGAATTTGACGCAATGTCAGCAGAAAATGAGCTTTTGCGGGAGTCTTACGCATCAATGACTCAAGCGGTCATGGCATTCGATGACAATGGCTGGAATGATATCTCAGTTGCTGCGGGCACAGATGGGTTTACTCTTGACCAGTTGAAAGATGCCTCAGGTAGAATCAGAGAACTGGCAGAAGGTAACCCGCTGCTGAAGCGTGGTTGCGCTTTGCGTTCAAGTTATGTGTTTGGCAAGGGAGTATCGTTTGGTATCCTTGCACCTAGAATCCAGAAATACATCGATGACCAGTTTAACCAGGACGTACTGTTTAGCTCCGAGGCACAGACCATAAACGAGCGTAGCCACTTTACTGATGGCCAGTTCTTTGTGCTGGGCAGCCTGTCGACTAAACAGTTCCAGAGGATTCCCTTTACAGAGATTACGGGAGTGGTGACCAACCCTGACAACCCGGAGGACATCTGGTACTACAGGCGCAGCTGGACTCGCAAGGCTCAGGACCTAGGCGGTGCTGGGAACCGCGACCAAGAGCTAAAGGTCTGGTATCCAACTGACACCTACAACCCGCTAAACGGTAGGTTTGTTGCAAGGATTGCAGATGACCCAGTAGACGCAACCTTTAGGATGTTTGCAAGTAGAGTTAATCGTAGAGCCGGTAGAGTCTTTGGTGTGCCAGATGCTTTGCCAGCAGTGCCTTGGGCACACGCTTACAACGAGTATTTAAAAGACGGCTCAAGAATGCTTAAGGCTTTGTCCATGTTTGCATGGCAGCTAAAGTCAAAGACCAAGACTGGTGTTGCTAACGCAGCCGCTGCAATCGCTACGCCTCCGGGTGCCGGCTCCACAGCTGTAATGGGCGCAGACATGGAGCTCAGCTCGATGCCTCGTGGCGGCAGCGTCGACCTAACAGACGGCAGGCCACTTGGTTCTATGGTAGCTTCCGCACTAGAGGTATCCGTGGTTGCTTTGCTATCGGACCCTGGAACTGCGGGTGCCTACGGCACCGCTGCTACACTTGACGTACCGACCCTTAAGGCAATGGAAGCTCGCCAGCAAATTTGGACCCAGTTCTACAGGAGAGTCCTTAACTTCATCGGGGCCAAAGACCCACAGATAAACTGGCCAAAAATTGAGTCTGAGCCAAGCCAAAGATTGATGCAAGCACTTGCCCTTGCGAAAGAGACAAACGCTATCTGGGACGATGAATATCGCGAGGCAGTTATCGAGACACTTGACATTCCTAAGCTGCACTTAGGCCCACCATCAGAGGGAGGCTCTGGGACCGGGTCTAGCGTTGTACCTTCGCAGGGTAACACTGGAGTTGCTGGTTCAATGCAAGACAACGCACAAGACCTAGCTCAGGCGGACGCAGCACCAACTGCATAATGGCATGGTATAATAATTCCTAGTGATTACTTCATTGGAGATTTATGACTATTAAGTTAAACGAGTCCGTTACATTTGCCCCGGTAGAGACCAAGGGCAATAAGTGGCGTGTAAAAGTTATTGAGTCCGGATGGGGCTCATCAGGGTACTACGCCCCTGCCGTCCTTCAGGAATACGGACCACAGGTATTCAAAAAGGGCACCAAAGTATTTATGAACCATCCATCAAACTCTGAGTCATCTGACCGTCCCGAAAGAGACGTGCACCAGCTAGCAGGTAAACTTGTTAGCGATGCCGTGTTTTCCGAGAACGGTCTTGTCGCAGATATTGAATTTTATTCCCACTACGCTCCTATTATAAAGGAGATGGCTGGGGATGTAGGTTTGTCTATCCACGCATTTGGTGAAGCCAGTGCCGGAGAAGCAGAAGGGCGAGAAGGCCCAATCATCGAATCTCTAGTGGCAGACCCACTAACGAGCGTAGATGTCGTTACCGTAGCCGGAGCTGGAGGAAAATTCTTGACTCTACTTGAAAGCTACATAAAGAAGGACGAAGATGCCGCACAGGTGTCAGAGTCCCTATCGGAAGGAAATGAAAGTATGATTACAAAGGAAGAATTTGAGGCTGCTATGCTAGACCTTAAGACTACCGTTGTTGAAGCTCTCACACCACTACGCGAGTCGATTTCGGCCCTAGTAGAGGCTGCCACTCCTGCCGAGGGTCAAGAAGTAGAGGGCGAACCTGAAGAGGTCACCGAAGCTATTAACCCCGTTGATGTGGCTGTGAAGTTCAACGAATCACGCTTGCCTACTATGGCCCTTGCTAGAATAGCAGAGACCCTAAAAAGCGAGCTTAACCAAAAGAATGTTGATGAGCTAATTGCTGACGAGAAGAACTACGTCACTGCAATTTCCGAGTCGAGTTCAGTTCCAAGTGCCACCTTCGGTGTCATCGAGGAAGCAACACCTAGCATGACCGCCGCAGACGAGTTTGACGCTATTGTCAACCGAATCTCTAAGAAGTAAGGAAGATAGTAAATGGCTCTCAACGAGATTTACGCAATTGGTAGCGAACTAGTATTCCCTGTCGCATCAACAGTTGATTCAGGAGACGTAGTGTCTGTTGGAACTGTAGTTGGCGTGGCAATGGAAGACGCATTCACCGGTGAAGATGGAAACCACTACACCACTCTCAAACTTGATGGTGTATTCAAGTTTGTAACAGCAAACGACGACATTGCGGTAGGGGCAAACGTTTACGTTGACTCCGACGACGCTGTGACTTCAACAGCAACCGACAACAAGTTCATCGGACACTGTGTCAAATCAGGCACTGGATACGTTGTAGCCCGTTTGGTTGCCAACTCAGCCGACGCAGCAGCTTAGTCGATAGGAATAAATATGACTCAGAAAATTACAGCTCGCCACATTGAGGCAGCAAAGCTACTTGAGGGAGCTCTTCGCGGAGACCGTCAGGACAAGCTAAAACTACAGGAGGGCATTTCAACCTCCGACCTACCAGTGCTACTTAACCCAACGCTCAACAAGATTATGTTGGAAAACTACGCAGCACTGCCAAAGGTATGGGACCAGTTTGCAACCCGTTTGGTTGTTGACGACTTCCGCCCAGTAACCTTCCAGGCAATGAAGTACGATGACGAAGGACTAGACAACGCCGGAGATACTTTCCGTCCAGGTTCACTACCTACCGTTGCCGAGTACGACGAGTACCCAACTGCCGGCTGGTTCGATGTTACCGAAAGCACGATGGCTGTTAAGAAGGCCGGTACTCGTGTACGTTTCTCATGGGAGACAATCGTTAACGATGGACAGATTGGTCTACTTGAGCGTCTACCTATTGAGCTTGCTCAGAAGGCAGCTGGAAAAGAAGACGAAGAAGTAACCAAGCAGCTAGTTTCGTCCTCTGGACTAAACACTGACAACTTCAAGTCCGCTAACCAGAACCTGCTTGCAGGCAACGGTGCTCTAGACATTAACACTCTAGAGGCAGCTATTGAAGCAGCCAACTTGCAGACCTACCAGGGTGGCCCAATCACAACCATTAGCCGATTTGCGCTAGTGGTACCTCGTGCACTTGAAATGACTGCTCGCAAGATTCTTGCAATCCAGTCAGTTCGCACCGAGACCACAGTTGGCTCGACTGTCACCTCACTAGTGAGCGGCAACCCAATCGGTACTCAGGTTGAGATTGTTGTAAACGACTGGTTGACCAAGATTAACTCTGGTGCCGGAGCCTACTGGTTCCTAATCCCAGTGGTTGGTCAGTCCCTTAACCCTAACCTAGCACTAGGCTTCCTACGTGGATACGAGACTCCTGAGCTTCGTATCAAGATGAACGGTGGAACCTTCCTGGGTGGCGGAGACGTACCTGCTCGCGATGGTTCATTCGACAACGATGATTTCGAGATGAGAATCCGTCACATCGCTACCGGTGGCTTCATCGTTCCAACCGGAACCATTGTGTCAACAGGAGCCGGTTCCTAGTAAATAACCTTTCTTGGTTCGGAAGTCCTCACCCTTCGGGGTGGGGATTTTCTGTTTTCAGGACAGTTGTATAATAATAGACCAACAGGAGAAAAAGGAGGATTTAATGTCTAAAGTTATGGTTTATACTTTGCCGTCGTGTGTCCAATGTGACAGCACAAAGAGGTATCTAAAGAGGTTTGACATAGAGTACGAGGAGGTAAAGCTCCAGGATGACCCAGGAGCGATGGAAATCGTAAAGACGATGGGATACACCGCCGCACCCATAGTCGTGGCAGGAGACAGCCACTGGAGCGGTTTCCGTATGGACAGACTGGACACGCTTAAGGCAGCTTGATAGTTTACTTTTCTAACGTAAGCGGTAACACTAAACGCTTTGTGGAGAAGCTAGGTTTCCCAGCAGAGAGAATACCTCTTAGCTGGGATTCTGCATCTCCTCTGGAAGTCGATAAAGACTTTATATTGGTTACCCCTACATACGGCGGCGGGAATGACAACAGCACTGTGCCTAAGCAGGTTGTAAAGTTCCTAAATAGCTCTGGCAACAGAGGACACCTCAAGGGGATAATCGGTACGGGTAACACAAACTTCGGTGAGCATTATTGCAAAGCTGCAGAAATTATATCAAAGAAGACAGGCGTTCCAATCTTGGACCGAGTAGAGATATTCGGAACGCCAGAAGACATCGAAAGAGTGAGGAATAAAATTGACAAGCACCTACCACGAGCTTAACGCACAGCTGAACCTTTGGGACGCGGATGGCAAAATCCAGTTCGGCAAAGACAAGGAAGCAACAAAGGCTTACTTCCTAGAGAACATTAACCAGAACACTGTGTTCTTTCATTCGCTGGAAGAGAAGCTGGGCTACCTAGTTGAGAACGAGTACTACGACCCAGAGCTGCTGGCAATGTACACACCAGAATTTATTAAGAGCTTGTTCAAGTCTGCTTACGATTACGGGTTCCGCTTTGAGTCCTTCCTTGGTGCTTACAAGTTCTACACTCAGTATGCGATGAAGACATTCGATGGCGAACGCTACCTAGAACGCTTCGAGGACCGAGTAGTCATGACGTCCCTAATGCTGGGACAGGGTGACCAGAAGCTGGCAACTCAGGTTAAAAATGAGATTATCTCAGGTCGGTTCCAGCCAGCAACTCCTACCTTCCTTAACGCTGGCAAGGCTCAGCGTGGCGAGTTTGTTTCCTGCTTCTTGCTTCGCGTGGAAGACAACATGGAATCAATCGCCAGGGCAATTAACTCCTCTCTGCAGCTGTCAAAGCGTGGGGGTGGAGTTGCGCTTAACTTGACCAATGTTCGCGAGACCGGTGCTCCAATCAAGAAGATACAAAACCAGTCATCCGGCATCATCCCTGTGATGAAGCTTTTGGAAGACAGCTTCTCTTACGCCAATCAATTAGGGGCCCGTCAGGGCGCGGGGGCCGTCTACTTGAGTGCCCACCACCCAGACATTATGAGGTTCTTGGACACCAAACGTGAGAACGCCGACGAAAAGACTCGCATAAAGACGCTATCTATTGGCATCACTGTTCCAGACATTACAGTAGAACTTGCAAAGACCAACGAAGATATGTACTTGTTTTCACCTTACGATGTAGAAAAAGTCTACGGCGTTCCATTGTCTGACATCTCAATCACAGAAAAGTACCAGGAAATGGTTGATGACGCACGAATTACCAAGACCAAGATAAGGGCACGTACCCTGTTTGAGCGAATCGCAGAGCTTCAGTTTGAGTCCGGCTACCCTTACATTATGTACGAAGACACTGTGAATAAAGCTAACCCTATCGCAGGCCGCATCAATATGTCTAACCTTTGCTCTGAGATTCTTCAGGTCAACACTCCTACTACTTATAACAATGACCTCAGCTACAAGGACATTGGGAAGGATATCTCCTGCAACCTTGGCTCGCTAAACATTGCTATGGCAATGGAGTCTGACAACTTTGCTAAGACCGTTGAGACCTCAATCCGGGCCTTGACAGCTGTGAGCGACCTTAGCTACATCGACTCGGTAATGTCAATTGCGGAGGGCAATCGCAAGAGCCACGCAATTGGCTTGGGCCAGATGAATCTCCACGGCTACTTGGGTAAGGAAAGGATTCACTACGGGTCAGAGGAGGCGTTGGACTTTACCAACATCTACTTCTACACCGTTCTTTACCACGCACTAAAGGCATCTGCCAACATAGCGAAGGAAAAGGGCCAGGCGTTTGACAACTTCGAGAACTCAACCTATGCAACTGGTGAGTACTTTGAGAAGTACATCAGCCAGGAATGGAAGCCAGCAACAAAGCGAGTAGCCAAGTTGTTTGCAAAGGCAGAGATTGAGATTCCAACACAGAAGGACTGGACCAAGCTAAAGGCCTTTGTCAAGGCACACGGTATCTACAACCAGAACTTGCAAGCTGTGCCACCGACTGGCTCCATCTCTTACATCAACAACTCAACCAGTTCGATTCACCCTATCGCTTCTAAGATTGAGATTCGTAAAGAGGGCAAGCTGGGGCGTGTGTACTATCCAGCACCATTCTTAGCAAATGATAACATGGAGTACTTCGAGGATGCTTACGAGATTGGGCCTGAGAAGATTATCGATACCTACGCGGCTGCCACGCAGCACGTTGACCAAGGGCTATCGCTAACCCTGTTCTTTAAAGATACCGCTACTACCAGAGATGTTAACCGAGCTCAGATTTACGCTTGGAAAAAGGGCATCAAAACTATTTACTATATTCGTATTCGTCAACTTGCCCTAGAGGGCACCGAAGTGGAAGGCTGTGTTTCTTGCCAACTGTAACAAGACCGATTAACTGGAATAAAATTGAAGACTCAGTAGACCTAGATGTATGGAACAGGCTCACCCAGAACTTCTGGCTGCCTGAGAAGATAGCCATCTCAAATGACATACAGTCTTGGTCTACTCTGACCGAGAGCGAGAAGGTGCTAACCATGCGAGTCTTTACTGGGCTCACCATGCTTGACACAATCCAAGGCACAGTCGGGGCTGTGGCGTTGATACCTGACGCCAGGAACCAGCACGAAGAGGCTGTGCTTACCAACATCAGCTTTATGGAAAGCGTTCACGCGAAGAGCTACTCTTCGGTATTCTCAACTCTTTGCAGCACAGAGCAGATTGATGAAGCGTTTCGCTGGAGCGAAGAGAACGAGTACCTGCAGAAGAAGGCAGACATTGTGCTTGGCTACTACAAGGGCAATGACCCACTAAAGCGCAAGGTTGCTTCTACCCTGCTGGAAAGCTTCTTGTTCTACTCTGGTTTCTACTTGCCGATGTACTGGTCCTCCAGAGCAAAGCTAACCAACACCGCTGACTTGATTCGGCTAATCATTCGTGATGAAGCTATCCATGGTTACTACATTGGCTACAAGTTCCAGCTTGCTTATGCCGAGATGGATAACTCAAGGCAGGATGACATTAGGTCCTACACCTATGAGCTTCTGCAGGAGATGTACGAGAACGAAATCAAGTACACTGCCGACCTGTACGATGAGATGGGCCTAACTGAGGATGTAAAGAAGTTCTTGCATTATAACGCCAACAAGGCTCTAATGAACCTAGGCTTTGAAGCCCTGTTTCCTAAGGACGCTTGTGAGGTTAGTGCGGCTATTCTTTCGGCCCTTTCGCCTACTGGAGATGAGAACCACGACTTCTTCTCTGGCTCTGGCTCATCTTACGTGATTGCAAAGCACGAAAGCACAGAAGATAGCGACTGGGACTTCTAGGCGTTATGGTATAATGTATTGAGTTGCGGCCCTCCTTCGCATCTCAATAATGCACAATGGACCCACCTCGTTGAGATTCAGTTTTCCGGGGTGGGTCTTCTCTATGTTGACTGATAGAATAGTGGGACGATGATTATATTCCCGGATAGCAACCTGCCAGTACAGTCTGAGGACTGGGGCGAAAAGGTAGAAAAAGAAATAGTCCGGATTGACAAAAAGACCGGTGGCGGTGGTGCTACCGGAGGGGCTGGTTCAGCTGGTCCTCAAGGACCTCAGGGTCCTAAGGGTGACGAAGGCGAGCAGGGACCAGAAGGCGAAGCTGGCAGCCAAGGTGAAACCGGTGAGCAAGGCGATACTGGTGAACAGGGTGTGCAAGGTGAGCAAGGCGTCCAAGGTGAAAAAGGCGTTCAAGGAGAACAGGGCTTTCAGGGTGAAGATGGTGACCAAGGAGTAGAAGGTCAGACAGGTGCTCAGGGCGAACAGGGTCCAGTTGGTCCAGTAGGACCGAATGGTGACAAAGGCGACTTAGGTGCTAGTGGCCCAATGGGAACACGGGGCCCTGTTGGTGCAGTTGGCCCAGACGGATTAACAGCTTACCAGATTGCAACTGCTGCTGGGTTTAACGGGACCGAACAGCAGTGGCTTGATTCTCTTAAGGGAGAAGCCGGGCGAGATGGAGAAAAAGGAAAGCCTGGGGCATCGGGTGGCGGTGGCTCTGACGGGCTAACTGGTTTAAGTGCATATCAGGTTGCACAGCTTAATGGCTTTAGTGGTAGTGAGTCTCAGTGGCTTGCTACTTTGGTTGGGCCTGAGGGTCCTCCACTGAACACAAACTTAGACGCAGGAACTGCTAATGAGATGTTTTTTGGAATCAATACGATAGAGTGCGGAGTGTATAATAGTGTATACGGCGGGTTACTACCCATTGACGGCGGAAGTGTGTAATGGCAACTAGAATACAATTCAGACGGAGCCTTTCGGGTGAATGGACTGCAGGGAATCCAATTCTGGCGCAGGGCGAACTTGCCATTGAGCTTGACACCAGCCGCTTTAAAATAGGCGACGGAGTTGAGGCGTGGAACGACCTGCCCTACGGCGGGATAGACGGCCAGCAAGGAGCTCAGGGCACCCAAGGTATTCAGGGAACCCAAGGTATCCAAGGAGTTCAAGGGGACACTGGTTCACAAGGTGAAACGGGTGCTACGGGCGCAACAGGCGCAAACGGAGCTACCGGTATTGAGTGGCAAGGGACTTGGGACAACACTGCTGACTATGTAGACAATGATGCTGTTTACTATAACGGAACTTCATGGTTTGCTTCAGGAGACCCAACAGTCGGAGAAGAACCAACAGACAGTGCTGCAAATTGGTTTCCACTAGCAATCCAAGGTGCAACTGGTTCACAGGGCATACAGGGTATACAGGGCATACAGGGCGAACAAGGCATTCAGGGTGAGCAAGGTGTACAGGGTGAAACCGGCACATTCGATGGAACAGTAATTGATGGCGGAAACGCCTAGGAATGGTAGAATAAGACAATGGCCCTACCCACAAACATTAGTTATGGAACTGTAGTCGCACAGTTCCTGCTTGCCTACGCCGATGGTCCGGACACTGACCCCAATCCAGATGGAATCCCAGCTAAGGGAACTCTTTACTTTCAGCCAAGCCCAATAAAACTTCTTGACGCTTTAGCAAGTCCAAATCCTGTAACCGTCCTTCCTGCAAATGTAGAGTGTTTGCTTGATGTAGACGGTTACCTCCTTGGCAGCGATGGCAATAAGGGCGTAAGGCTTGTAGCCACAGATGACCCAGACATTAATCCAGTTGACTGGACCTGGAAGGTTGACTTTAGGCTTACCGATGCAAACGATGTGCCAGTACCGGTCAACTCGTTTAGCTTCGAGCTGCCATCTGAAACAGAGGTTGACCTAACTGTAGTTGCACCAGTCGCTGCTGCTAACGGAACATTCTACATAGTGGGACCTACTGGCCCATCTAACATTCTTTCAGTTGGCACAGTAACCACACTTGACCCTAGCCTTGATGCCACTGTGCAGATTACGGGAACCTCTCCAGAGCAGGTTATAAACTTCGGAATCCCAGAAGGTGAAGCTGCAACGATAGCTGTCGGCACAGTAGATACTGTCGCTCCCGGTCAGCCTGTCACGGTTGCAAACTCTGGTACAACCTCCGAAGCAGTATTTGACTTCGAGATTCCCCAGGGCGCTGCAGCGACCATAGCGGTGGGCAATGTATCTAGCGTTACAAACGCTACGCCAGCCACGGTTTCAAACAGCGGCACAAGTGCCGAGGCTGTCTTTGACTTCCAGATACCAGCAGGTATTCAAGGTATCCAGGGTGAAACTGGAAACACTGGAGCAACTGGACTTAACTGGCAGGGCAATTGGGACAACTCAGTTGACTATGTAAACAACGATGCTGTCTTCCACAATAGTGCATCTTGGTTTGCGTCTGGCAACCCTCCTGTCGGAGAAGAGCCATCATCATCTGCAGCTAACTGGTTTACTCTAGCCCTTCAGGGCGAGCAGGGAATCCAAGGAGATGCTGCAACTATTGCCGTAGGAAACGTGTCTACTGGTAATGCCGGCTCCTCTGTGCTGATTAGTAACACGGGAACCAGCGGCGCTGCAGTCTTTGACTTTACGATTCCAAAGGGTGACACGGGCAGCTTAGGAGCTCTCAGCGCCACGTCTCCAATAGTTTACAACTCTGGAAGCTCCACAATTTCGCTTGACCAGGATTCTTTGGTAATAGACGGCGGGACTGCATGATAGAATTGAACTTGAATTTAAGGACTGATTAATGCCAGCACAAACTGTCATAAAACTGCGTAGAGATACAGCTGCTAACTGGACCAGTACTGACCCAACCCTTGCGGCTGGTGAAGCTGGCTTCGAGTCAGATAGCAACAAGCTTAAAATCGGTGACGGCTCAACTGCTTGGACCTCTCTTGCTTACGCATCAAGCGGTGCATCAGTAGAAGTTTCAGACTCACCACCAGCGGATGCAGAAGCAAACACTCTCTGGTGGGATTCTTCAGACGGAATCCTTTACATTAGGTATGATGAATTTTGGGTTGAGGCAGTTGCAGGAACAGCAGGACCACAGGGGCCGGCGGGACCGGCATTAGCAAACATTGACGGTGGAACGCCATCCTCAGTATATATTGGAATAACATCGATTGACGCTGGAGGCGTGTAATGGCAATTAATATTCAATTCAGACGGGGCACAGCTTCCGAGTGGACAGCTGCAAACCCGACTCTTGCAGTCGCAGAGTTCGGCGTTGAGACAGACACTGACAAGTTTAAGCTTGGAGACGGCGCTACAGCGTGGACTTCATTGGCATACGGCGGCATTAAGGGTGACGATGGCACAAGCGGTGTAGCTGCAGCCACGGCCCCCCTTGCTTACAACTCTGGAACAAGCACTGTCAGCATTGACCTTTCGGCTTACGACACCTCCTCAGAGGTCGACACTAAGCTTGCAGATTACGATACCTCTGCGGAGGTCGATACTAAATTAGCTGATTACGATACCTCTGCTGAAGTAGATACTAAGCTAGCAGACAGCAAGCTTGCAAGCTTTGTCACAGATGCAACGACAGCCCGAACACTTACTACAGCAGCAGACGAAGGCAAGACACTTCAGTTCACTAGCGGCTCGGCAACTGTCCTAACCGTAAATGCAAGCTCGGACTTTACAGTTGGCGCAAGGGTGGACATAATTGCAGACGGCTCAGGTGCGCTTACTGTGACCGCAAGCGGTGCAACAATCAAGGCAGCGGAAGTCTCAACAACTTCAGGCAGCTTCACCATCGGCGCTCAGTATTCAGCAGCGACTCTTTTGTGCGTGGCAACTGACGAATACAGACTAATCGGTAACATAGCGGCGGTCTAAATGAGTTTGATGTTATTAGGGATACTCAACTCCCAAGCGGCAGGTGGTGGCGGCGTGCCAGCTTACGACCTACTAGAAACAACAACGCTAACAAGCACAACTTCAAGCATTACTTTTTCAGGGCTAGGGTCTTACTCGGATTATGCTCACTTGCAGATTCGAGCGGTTCATAGGGACACAAGAACCAGCCTACATTCTGCTATTGCTCTAATGCGATTTAACGGCGAATCTTCAAATTACAGTTTTCACCGTTTAGTAGGTAACGGTAGCAGCGTTTCGTCAGGTTTTGCGAATTATGCAGGCATATATATGGGTTTAAGCTCAACGAATCAAACTGTATCGGGTAACTTTGCAAGTACCACTTGCGATATTTTAGATGCGTTTAGTTCGACAAAAAACACCACAGTACGCTCTCTAAGTGGGCATAGTCTTGGAAGTGTTTTATTACTTTCAAGCCTTTGGAGAGTAACAGACCCCATTACTTCAATCAACATTTTTCCAGATGATAGTAATAGTTGGGTAGCTGGTTGCCGCTTCTCACTCTACGGAATAAAGGGGGCATAAATGCCAACACCAACATACGACCTACTAGCAAGCACGACACTAGCGACAGCAGCTTCAAGCGTGACATTCAGTTCTATTGACCAGAGCTACGGGGATTTGATTTTGGTTGTAAATTCTGTTTCAAGCTTTGGAAGTTTTATTAAAGTCAGATTCAATGGCTCAAGCTCTGGCTATAGTTATGTCCGAGCGCAAGTCTCTGGCTCAAGCGCAATCAGCTCTGCTGGAACTTATGACGCTGTAATAGCTGGTTTCACGTCAAACGTCTCCGACGCTGTAAACATTGCTCAAATTATGGATTATGCCGCAACTGACAAACATAAAAGTGTTTTAGTAAGAGCCAACGCTACTTCTTTAAGCACTGGTATGTATGCAAACAGGTGGGCAAGCACTGCGGCTATTACCTCTTTAGCCATAACTGATTCAAATGCTGATTCATTTGTTTCAGGCTCAACATTTAATTTATACGGGATAGCTAAGACGGTGGTCTAAATGACAATGACACTAATAGAAACAATCACAGTCGGGTCAGGTGGGGCGGCTTCTATCGAGTTCACAGGGATACCGCAAGATGGTAAAGACCTTTTGGTTCTTTTATCAGCCAGAGCCAACACAGTTCAAGCACTTTGGATGCAACTAAATGGAAGCAACTCAGACTTTTCGGGCTTACGTCTTACCGGGACTGGGAGCAGCGTTATTGCAACAACGGAAACGGTGCAAGTAGGCTTTATCAATCGTAGTAGCTCTACCGCAAACACTTTTGGAAACGCCGCTATTTACATTAGCAATTATGCAAGTTCAACCGCTAAAAGTATTTCAACGGATTCTGTCAATGAAAACAATGACACAAGCGCACTTCAAAACATAAATGCGACAATCTGGGATAATACTGCAGCTATAACATCGTTACTAGTAGAGCCTCAATCTGGGGCAAGTTACCCATTCTTAGAACACACAACCGCTTCTCTTTACACAATCAGTTAGGAAAACAAATGTCAGAAACCCCAGTCAAAGTAGTAGTAGACCTAAGCAAGCCAAAGGGTCAACGAGAGTCAATAATTGAGCTAACCAAAGCTGAAATTAAAGAACAAACAGCAATGGCTGCAGAGGCAGAAACTCAGCGTATAGCAGACGAAGCTGCTCAAGCGGAAGCTGCTGCAACCCGTCAAGCGGGACTAGATAAGCTAATTGCCCTTGGTCTAACAGAGGCTGAAGCACTAGCTCTAACCCGATAGCAACCTGATACAATATACTCATGGCTATTAATTTCCCAGATGCTCCGTCAACCGGAGATGAATTTACCTCAGGTGACCGTACATGGAAGTGGGACGGTACCACTTGGGAGACTGTTGGCGCTGGCTTTACGGCCACTTCCCCAGTTGTGCTTACCGGAGCTGACTTCAGCTTTGACTCAACTTCTATTGAAACTAATGCTACTGACATTGCAACCAACGTCACTGACATAGCAGCCAACACAGACGCTATCGAATCTTCTGCTAGCAACTTTACAAATACGTTCATGATGATGGGAGCCTGATATGGCGATAACTTACAAGGTGCTAGGGCAGTCTGCCCCGACTGGCACAACTAACGTAGACCTTTATACTGTGCCGAGCTCAACTAGCACTGTAGTCAGCACAATAAACGTCACCAACCTAACGGCTGAGGCAGCTACCTTCAGTGTCTACGTGAGGGTTGCTGGTGCCACGGCTGCCAGTGCTAACACTCTGCTCAAAGATGTACCGCTAGCTGCCAACTCTCTCTTCTCTGCCACACAAGGTATTACCCTTGGTGCTGCAGACGTTCTCACGGTAAGCACTGCTACTGCAGATGCTTTGTCATTCCAAGCATTCGGAAGCGAGATTAGCTAATGGGCGTATCAGTATTTCCACCGGTTGCCGGAGACAGCGGCAGCGGGTTTAGCAACTTCGCAATAGACCTCGGAGACTACACCGACAATACGACAACATTGTCACAGCCTTACCCCGCTGGCGGATACTCTATCGGGAGTGACCCATCAGATACTACCCTAGACTTTTACTTGCTTGACGCTGATGGTGCTCTAGTCGGATACTCTGGGACCGCCGCCATAACCGCAACTGGAGCTTTTACTACCGTGGTTGTCCTCGGCGGTCAAGCTGATTTGAAACTGAGTTTTACTTTCAGCGGCGAAGCAGGGGTTCCTGATACGGCAGGAACCTCACTAAACGCTGGGGCTTACATTACCTCAACTACCCCGACAGACCTGCCTGACATAAACGACACGACCACGGTCACGGGTGGCAATTTTGCCACAGATGTTGAAATGAATTTTGTAAGTGGAGAGGTGACCCTTGCCGCTAAGTCAATAACTAGAGCAAGTAGCGTGGAGCTGGTAGTAGGAAGACCCGACGCATTAGACGCGGCCCTTGACCCTTGGAGCATGAGGGTCAATAACCCCGGAGTTCCGGTGCCATCAGGCAGCAACGTGAACAAGATTGAAGTTACCGCTGGGGCAACACCGGTCTGGGTTACTACTAGCCCACTAACGGCTGGTCAGGTTAATCAGGCTTATACCGTAACCTTTGAAGCTACAGACTCAGACCCAGACAGCTCAATAACCTACACGGTAATTGCAGGTAGCTTCGCAGGTCTAACTCTTGATTCCGCAACAGGGGTCTTGAGCGGAACTCCTACCGAAAATTCAACCGCTACAGTAAGGGCTACTGATGCTGGTGGAAACTCTAACGACAGAGAGTTTTCAACAGCGTTTGCACTCGCCGCTGGCGGAATAGTTACAGAAAACGGCGGATACCGCTACCACACATTTAATTCGTCAGGAACTCTGAATGCATACGGAAGCATTACCTGTGATTATCTTGTTGTGGCAGGTGGAGGCGCTGGTGGAGATGAGAGGGCTGGCGGCGGTGGCGCTGGTGGGTATAAGTCTTTTGAAAATGCCGCTTTCAATGCAGGTAATTACAGCGTTGTAGTCGGCACAGGTGGGCAATCAGTTAGACAAAATGGCACTAATTCTTCTTTTAATTCTCAGACCTCAACAGGTGGCGGTCACGGTCAGGGCGTAACAGGCGTTGTGGGCTCTGGAGGTTCAGGCGGTGGCGGATTTAATGGTGCTGGCGGCGGTAGTGGAATAGCAGGGCAAGGATTCCGTGGAGGCAACGGCTCAAGCAGCTTTTCTGCTGGCGGCGGTGGCGCTGGTCGCACTGGTGTTGATGTGAACAACACTAATTCTGGTGGCGGTTTCGGTTTACAGTGGCTTAATGGTTCTACCTACGCTGGCGGCGGTGGCGCTGGTGGGTATACTCAAACATCTGGAGGTTCAGGCGGTGGCGGATTTGGCGGCGGTAACCAACAAAATGCTGGTAACGCAACGGCAAACACTGGTGGCGGTGGCGGCGGCGCTGGCAACAACCGAAGCACGGCTGGCATAGGTGCTTCTGGAGTAGTAATAATTAGGTATGCAATCTAATGCGGTGCTTATCTAGTCAAAGGGTTAAGTAATGGAATCCCCAGAGCCTCACGCTAGGGTCACGCTCCAGATGCTTTACGGTAGCCCCATAGCATACTGATACAATAGTCCTATGCCAATAACTGATGTAAGTCCACCAGATTACTCCACTACTCTCGGCCAAGTCCGGCTCTTAATACCAGACACCGAGCAACTTTTAAATCCAGCTAACCCCAGCGCAACAGCTGAGTATCTATTTAACGATTCTCAGGTTACCGCGTTCCTTTCCCTTTACGCAAGCAACGTCAAGAAGGCTGCAGCTCAGGCCAAGCTTGTGCTTGCTACATCAGAGTCCCTTATTAACAAGGTCATCAAGACCGGTGACTACGCAACTGACGGAGCCAAGCTAGGAGCCGAGCTTCGTGCTCAGGCTGCAGAGCTCCGCATTGAGGCAGAGAAGGACGAAATGGAAGACTCCTACGAAGAGATTTCAATCGTGTCACTTCTACTTAAGCCAGACAATTCATGGCTTTAAATTCTAGAGGAGCGGTAGACCCACGCTGGCTGACCCATAATCAATCCGTTGGTTATGGGCTTCAGCTTGCCACGGTCACCGTTTACAACCCGTCATCTGAAGACAAGACTTATGATGCCGCTACCAACACTTGGTCCGGCAGCAACACTGACCTCTACACTGGGCCAGCCAGGATTCAGCCTGAGACTACCAACACTGACAGCACACAGCAGTTTAACCCTACAACTCTGCAGAATGTAAGGGTTATCTTGCCATACTCTAAGAACACCGTTGAGGGCAGCAACGGAGTGCTCCCAGACATCAGACCAAACGACAAGATTAGAGTCACCAGCTCTCCTTACAACCTTACCCTAGAGAAGTTTATCTATGTAGTTATCGGAGTCTTGAACTCCAGCAACGCATGGGAACGCACACTACTGTGCAGGGTGGACATAGAGTTAGACCCTACAAATGTCTAGCCAGCGCCCAAGCAGCGGACCGGCCTTTGAGACCAGTGGCAAGGAAGACTTCAGAAACAAGCTAAGAATTAGGGTAGACTTTTCTGACTACACCATTTCCATAAGGCAAGTAAAACAGGAAATGAAAAAGCTAAACGCTTCTGCTAAAAGAAACCTAGAAGCCAACAACAGAACTAACAAGGGCTTTGGCGTTTACATCCAATCCAACGATGAGCTATTTTCTAGCCAGCAGATAAACAGGAGACTTCCAGGAGGAGGCGGCGAGCTGTCATCCTTCCTGTCTACTTACCTCACTAACATCGGTGAGTACGGCAAAGAAAAAATGCAGAACTATTCCAGGGTTAAAACTGGATTGATGAAATCATCGGTAGGCTACCAGCAAAGAAGAATGGGTGACAAGTATGTTACCCTTGACATCGGCTGGGTCAGAAGATGGTACAAGTACTTTGGCTGGCAAGAAGAGGGAACTAGCACAGGTATCAAGCCCATGAATGCTATACTTAGGACTAGGGCAGAGGTGTTGCCTTACGCCCAGCAGGAGTTTAGCAAAGCCTTTACAAAGTATTTTCTGAAATAGAATGAGAGCATAAATTGAGCCTTAACATACTTGCGGTCCACGACCAGATTACCGCCAAGCTTGAAGAGCTAGCTCAGGATGTCTATGAGACCTCAGCCCCTGCCGACTCCAAGCTTAAGTTCGATTCCTCCGGCAACTTGCTTCCGTACTTAGTTGTGCAGTATGCCGATATGTATCCTACCGAGCAGGGCAACGGAATCCTCAGCGCAAAGTATGACGCGGCTGAGTCCTACTTTATAGTCACTTGCACATCTACCAATCAGAGAGCATCCAGGCAAATCGCAGACTTAGTTAAGAACAAGATTATAGGTTTCCAGCCTACAGATGCTGGGGAAATCCGGTTTGCCGGTGGCAGCATAGACTACTCGATGCAAGTAACAAAGCCAAATAGCTACATTGTTGAGCTTGGATTCATCCTGCAAGTCAACACCGCATGGTAAAATAGATAAGATTGGAAGGACTATAATGGCATTGGCTATTAATAAGCGAACGGGTAAATCCGTCAACGTCCCTGAGCACTACTTAGGGCACCCAGTTTTGGGCAAAGACCTTGAACCTGCTGGTTCTGTGGTCAAGGCTGCTCCAAAAAAAGAAAACAGCAAGAAGTTTGCTAAGCATGTTCCAGATGCTGTTGATGGAGATGGCGATGGCCTTGTCCAAGACGGCACAATCTGGCAAAGACTAGCAAACACAAAAACCGAGGAGCAGCCTGCTCCAACCAACATTGAAGAGAACGAGGAATAAAGCATGGCAACAAAGATGCTACGTCCGAACGTTGGCCTTTATGTCGCTACCTATGATGCGTTTGTAGATTGGACAGCTCCTACGCTGGACGAGATTACTGACGCCGCTAAGGTATTCAACATTTCGCCAGCAGTTACAGACGACTACACACTAAACATGACCGACTCTGAAAGCGATGACTCACTAGCTATCGTTGATAACGCTTCGGTCCAGACCCCTACCTACACCAACTACGAGGCATCCTTTGATGGATTCCGTGATGAGAACATTGCTGCAGATTCAGTTTACAATAAGTTCCGTAGTTTGTTTGCTGCACCTGACGTAAAGTATTACCTAATCAAGCGTGTTGGTAAACTACACACTGCTGCTTTTGCAGCAGGTGACGAGATTAGCGTATACGGCGTTAAGACTGATTTCCCAATCGAGATTCTTGGCGATGGCGAAATGATTCGTACCGGTGCTCGCTTCCTAACCACTGGTGAAGTCAGAGTAAACATTGACGTCGCAGCTGGTACTGCTGGTTCAGGTCCAGAGCTAAAGGCACTAGTTGGAACGAAGTCTACCTCAAACGGTAAGATTCGTGTCTACTGGGTTCCTTCTGACAACCTTTCCGGCACAGAGGCTGCGTTCCTTGCGGCTCCTTCCGTTGCTGACATAGAAGCCACTGGCTCGATTGACCTAACCGGAGCAATTGCTTGGGATGGTTACGACCTAGGTGCATCTGACTCTAACAAGATTGATGACCGTGGAATCCTAGATGAAGGTCAGGTCCAGACTCGCGGTTTCGCGCAGTTCTCTGGTTCACTAACCTTCTTCCGTGGAGTAACTTCAGAAACTGCTGGAGCTTACTACAACGCATACGAGGCATTCAAGGCAGCTACTGACGGTTCACGTCCAGTTGGCTTCTTGGTTACCCGCGTTGGAATCCCAGCTGAGACCGACCTTGCTGCTGACCAGGAAGTATCTGCATTCAAGTTTATTGCAGACGCATTCATGGACAACACCGAAGGTGAAGACAGCGTTAAGTTCATGGTCAACTTTGCCCCTCAGGGTAACCTTGCTGTTAACGTAGACACAGTAGTTTAATAGCTGAATAACCGACTGGGTGGGGTTTTGCGCCCGTTTTACTCCACCCAGTCTTTCACCTCCAAACGGCGATAATGAAAGGGCAAATAATGAGCGAAGATAATAACGTAGTAGACATGGTTGAGGCAGCCCAGAAGAAGGGCAAGTTCTCCCTAGCTGATGCAATTAAAGACAGGGCATTCCCAGAGACGACAGTAGATGTTTACATCGATGCTGCTGCTGCTTATGAGTTTGCAGAGCTAGACAAGCTAGCCAAGACACTTGACGTGGAATCTAAGGAGTACACAGATACTGTTGATAAAATGGATGAGCTTGCAAAGCAAATAACTAATTCTAAACTTACCTTCCACATGAAGGGCGTAGGCCAAGGGACCGTAGAAAAGGTCACAGAAGCTGCCAACAAGCTTTACCCAGATGCCGAAGAAAAGAACGAGCCTGATTGGGTTAAGTATTACCTCTGTGCATTGATTGCCGAAAACGTTGTTAAGGTGACAGATGTAGATGGCAACGAAGATGACAGCAACTTTACTGTTGAGGATGTCATAGAGCTCAGAGGCATCATGCCAATTGACTCATGGGAAGTCCTAATCGACACAATGCAAAAGCTGACTCTTGCTACTTCCTATTTTGATACGGTTACGGACGCAGGTTTTTTACAGAAGTCCTGACTTGGGAAGGTAACCGCCAGTACATAACATCTATCAAGGCGGCCATCAATTCAGGAATAAGACCAGTTGCTATGCTTTTTCATGAGCAGCCGTCTGACCCCTGGATAAGCTTTGATTTTAAATTGCTAGAGGCTTACCAGATTCTCCAGGACGAGACTTGTGGAGAGTGTGGTAACCCAATTTGGATTTGCCGTAATGAAAACGCAACCAACGTGGGATTTAAGGTTAAGGTTGCTAAGTGCTTTGCTAAAGCAGAGCTTGAGCGATGGACGGAAAAGGAAGACAAGAAGAAGTCTTCTAAGAAAACCTATGGTGAATACCCCTACACGGTTGCCTACACCTATGATGGCGGTGATATGCCAACAAGACTTTCCTACATGGAGCACCTCTACCAGCCTGATAATGACACGATACAATAGGTAGTAACCTTGAGGTGGTGCTGTTTTGGAAATTCGCGCAAGAATTCGTTTTGAAGTTGGTAAGTTTGTAGCAAACGCGAAACAAGCCGCTGGCTCCTTTAAGGTCATCTCAGGCGCTGCCAAAATAAGCGCAGACAAAATAGATGGCTACCTGGATAAAAGTGCAACAAAGCGTACGGCTCAGCTTCGTAGAAGCGAAGCCCAGGAGCTTGAGTCACTTAGGACAAAACAGAAACTCCTTGCTAAGTTTGAGCTAGAAAAAGTACGTAATACCGGTGGGACTAGAGCCGGTACCAATGTCGGTAGGCCCCTGCCTATTAGAGATATTACTCAAGACAACCCCGACAAGCATAAATTTATCCTTTCCGAAAAGGAAAAAGAAGCCGCTGTTAGGCTTAGAATTAAAACCACTAGGTCTCTAACTAAAGTCTATGAGAAAAACGATAAGCAGACAATCAAGGCAATTACTAGTGCCTACAAAAATGCAGAAAAAGAAAAGCTAAACGTATCTAAGGCACGTTTCAAAAAAGAGAGTGACCTAGGCAAGACCTTTAGAAACCTTGAAAAGCAAGAACAAAAAAGGTATCAGGCTTGGTTGAAGGAAAACGCACAGACCTCTAGGAGCCGTAGGCAAGAAAGACGCGCAGCTAAAGACCAAGCCTTTACACAAAAGGTTAGCTTCATCATGGATGATGAAGACTTTACCAGGAAGATGGCGTCTAGCCGTTACGCACTCTATGACATAAGCCGTAGGGCGCTGGCATTTGGTGCCGCAATAACCGGTGCTATGGCAGCTGGAGTTGTGGCTGCTATCAAGTTTGAGTCAGCATTCACCTCGGTAGAGAGAACGGCTCAGGTGAGCGGTAAAGCCGCAAGAGACCTTAAGAACGAATTTATTGACATGAGCACCGTGATACCGGTTGCTTTTGCAGACCTTACTAACATAGCCACCCTTGGTGCTCAACTCGGTATAGCATCAAATGACCTAGGTGACTTTACAGAAACAGTTGCAAGATTCTCTGCTATTACGGGCATTTCTGTAGACACTGTTGCCCTTAGCTTTGGTAGGCTTTCCTCGCTAATGAAAGTCCCTGCTTCTCAGTTTGAGAATCTATCTTCAGCAATAACATACGCCGGTATTAGCGCCGTTGCTACTGACGCGGAAATTCTGAAGATGGCAGAATCTATTGCCTCGGTATCAGCTCAGTCCAAAATCTCGGCTGCAGACACAATCGGTTTTGCTACTGCACTTGCTTCCCTTAAGGTAAGACCAGAAGAGGCACGTGGTGTGTTCACCAGGCTTTTCAGAACCTTCGACCTTGGTGTTGCCCAAGGTGGGGAAAAGCTAGATGACTTTGCCAAGGTGATAGGTGTCACAAGCGAACAGGCTGCTGACCTGTTTAGAGAAGACTCTTCTGAGTTTTTCCAGCAGTTCCTTTCCGGTGCTAATGCTGCTGGGACCTTAAACGCTACAATGACAGCACTTGGAATTACAAACGTGAGAGAGCTCAACGTAATTTCTAAGCTCTCACAAAATCAAGATGTACTTACTAAGTCCATCCAGGATTCTAACCTAGAATTTGAAAGAGCAGCTTTTTCTTCAGAAGCATACTCCCTAGTTGTAGACGACTTGGCCTCAAAAGTATCAATGATGCAAAATTCCATTGAGGGTCTAGCGGCAGCCTTTGGAGAAAGGCTTGCTGGACCAGTTGCCTTTATAGTTGAAGCAATAACCAATCTTTCAGAGATGCTAAGAAAAACAAATCCGGCAGTACTTACTGTGATAAATATTATAGGCGGACTTGTTGCTGGACTGGCAGTGTTTGTGGCCTCGCTAACAATGGGAATAGCTGGATTGCTTGCAATAAGCTTGGCTATGAAAAACCTTAAGATTGCAGGGAATGATGCCACAATCAGCGTTGGCCTCTTTAGGCAGCTAATTGTTGCCTTGATACCAAACGCCGGAGCTGCTACCGGAGTCATGTCGGCCTTTAGAAACTCCTTTGCTGCAGTAGGAACAGGCGCTAAAAAGGCAAGTGTAGGGGTAACATTATTCTCAAGAGCTATGTCGGTTGCTCTCGGCCCAGTCGGGATAGCATTAGCTTTGCTTGCAACTGGTTATGCAATCTTTAGTTCCCTAGCAAACGGAGCAAAAGAAGCAGAGGGTGCAATGTTTGAAGCAGCTGGGGGCTTTGATGCCCTAGTAACTGCTGCACAAAAGGATGCGGAGCTTGGCTCTTCGTTTACGACTATCGTTGCCGGCGCTACTGAAGCAAAGGAAGCACTAGACGACGAGAATGAAACCATAAAAGAAGCAATAGGGCTGAGAGATGATGCAATCGAGGCTATTTCAACCCAAGTAGGTGTAATGGGTGGTCAGATAGAGGCTACACGTGAGCAGCGCCAGGAGCAGGCAAAGCTTAATGATGAACTTGCTATAACAAATCTAATGCTTGGTGAAAATGTCGCTGCAATGATACTAGATGCCCTTAAAGACTATGATGGTAAGGGCTCAAATTTCTGGACAGAGCTAACTGAAATTACTCCTGGAGTAAGAGGTGTGTTAAACGATATAGGATTTAGCGCAGGAAAGATGGTTAGTGAGGGCATGACCGATGGTGGCCTTACTGCCGAGGAATACTCAAAGTCCTTTGTAACTGCAATGCAACTAATAGGTGCAGCAGTTGACGCCCAGCCAGCAACCTTGTTAAACCTACAGAAGGGTCTTGAGGACCTTGGGTTTGATTTTACAGTTGATGAAATAAAGAAGTTTGCTTCAGAGATTGATGTAAGCGGAACTAAATTGAGGTCTCAAACCGGCCTGCTTGTTAAGGGGGGAAAAGCGACTGACGGATTTATGGGTGCTGCAAAAGAAGGAGCAGAGGCCCTTATAGAATTTGCAGTATCCCAAGAACAACTTGGTATTGAAACTGATGCAGCAACTGAAAAACTGGAAGAGGAACGTAAGGCGGCACTTGACCTTGCCGATGACATTAGAAATTCATTCAAGGAAATAACCGAGGCTTCTATTTCCGAAGGTAAAGTAGCGGGTGCACTTGACAGTTTTGCACAGGATGCAAGGGATACAGCTGGAGAGCTTGACGGGGTAACAGAAGCTGCTAGAAAAAACACTTCTAACTTTGCTGCATTTATGAGCTCCGCAGTAGACGCCTCACTTGCTGCCAATGAGGGTATTGAGGGTGCATTTAAGAGAATAATTGGTGGACTAGATGCACTTAACAATTCTGGGGTAAACACCTCTGACGCCTTTAACCTCATAAAGGGCGCGTTAGTAAGTAACCTTGTTGCAGTTGGTGGAGAGTTTGCCAACATGAGGGCAGAGTTTGAAAGAGAAGTTAGCCTCGAAGGTATGAGGTCTGTCATCAGGGCCATGTATGCCACTAAGATAGCCACAGCTGGCAGCTACATGGAAGTTGTAATGTGGAGAGCCGAGATGGAACAGGCGCTGGGTGTCCTTGATGGCGAGTTCTACATTGTGAAGGAAATTGAAAAGGTAGGAAAGGCGGCAGCAACTGCCGTAACACCACTTCAGAAATTAAAGAATCAACTTGAGTCATTGTTTAAGGGTACCAATAATAAACTTGCTGCGCTGAATGCAGTTGAATCACTTGGGTCCTCTCTTAAAAAGAATGGTAAGGTTTTCTCACAATGGAGCGAAGAGGGAAGAGACAACATTAGCAGTGTCCTAGACACAATAGATGCGCTTGCAGATAAATCTAACGGCAACACTCAGGTATTTGCAAATAGCCTAGGTGCACTTCGTGCTGCCCTAGTTAAGGTTGGGGTTAGCGGAGAAGGTCTTAAGCAGATAGACCAAGCTATAAAGAAAAACGGCAAGAGTGCTAAGGTTTCTAAGAACGAAACGAAGCAGTTCTATGCTCAGCTGGCAAACACAGACAATGCAAAGCGAGCTTTACTTGAAATAGCAGAAGCAGTTGGCAAGGTACAGTCTGCTCTCAGCGCAGGACTTAGCGCAACATTCGCTCAAGGTCGTGCAATTGACGATGTTACCCTTGGATGGCTGGACCTTACAGATGCCCAAGATGACGCAAGGAAGTCAATCGAAAGTGCGAACGATGCAATTGTCGAGGCTAACCAGTCTATTCAGGAAGCCAAGGACTCTATCAATGAGCTTACTGCAGACAGTGGCAAGCTTGAGTACCAGCTACAGATTGCAATCAAGTATGGTGACACACTAAGAGCAGATGCAATTCGTGCTCAGCTTGACACAATTGACACCGAAATTTCGGCTAAAGAAAAAGACATTACTGACGCCAACAAAGCTGTGCTTGCATCTCAAGAAGAGATTGCAGACGCCAACAGCAAGCTTGGAATCAACTCCACTACTCGTGACATAATAGAGCAGAACCGTGTGCTTCAAGACATGGCCGGCAAGTATGCTAATGTGGCAGCGTTTATGATTACAACTGCTGCGCCCGGTGCTGACCTAACTGCAATAATTGACAAGCAAGTTGAGGCGTTTAAGGAGAATGCAATCCAAATGGGTTACACCCAGACTGAGGCACAAGCCGTTGCAGATGTTTTGCGAACCGAGTTAATTGCTTCGATGGATGAAATTCCAGATAACATTAGAACGATAATTGAAGCAGAGACAGACGCTGCTCTTACCAAGGTACAGAAGTTTGCCAAGGATGCCAATGCTAGACTTGCTTCTATAAAGAGCAAGACCATAACCGTAACCACAATAGAAAAGACCGTCCAGGCAAATAGTGGACGCGACTTTAAGGGCTGGGTTCGCGGCAGCGTAGAGGCAGCAACTGGTGGATTAATCACCGGCCCAGGAACAGGCACTAGCGACAGCATCTCGGCTAGACTTTCCAACGGTGAGTTTGTTGTCAAGTCCGCAGCAGTTAAGCATTATGGTCCTGACTTCTTTAACTCCCTTAACCAGATGCAAACGCCATCAGCCTCGATGCGTATGGGTTCTGTAGCAGCTGCTACCAGCAACACAGTCTACCTATCAACAGAAGACAGGCAGCTGCTTCGCTCTGCAATCGACAGGCCAGTTGCACTATACACTGACAACACAATAATTGCAAAGTCGGCAAATGCTGGCAACACACTTCTTGCACAGAGGGGCATCAGATAATGGAACGCAAAGTTTACTTCGGCAACGCTCTAAAGCAGGTTTGGATACCAGCCCCTAAGACCGGCTTAGACGCCTCGACAGAGGGCTACTTTAATGATGCTCAGCTGCTTAGTGGCAGGGCCTTCACGAAGCGTTCTAAGGCCAACCACAGGCGTTTCTCGCCTGCTTGGTCAGGGCCACTAAATGCCGACTCAATAAACGACAGTTTACACACCATAAAAGACTACTTTGATGGCATTTATGGAAACGGTCCTTACTACTGGCTTGACCCATTTGCCGTAAACAGCAACTTGCTGTCACCTAACTGGGCATCACCTATGTTATCTCAGTCTGGCTGGGGCTCAATTAGCTCGGTCGGTACTGCAGCGAGCGTCGACACCGCTTCCAATAATAGAAACTATCCATACAAATCCTTAGAGCTCACCTTTGGGGACTCTGTGCAGGAGAGCACCGACTACTTTAGGGTCATACTGCCTAGCGGTTACCGACTACACTTCGGGTGGCATGGCACCCAGGACTCTGGGGATGCAACCATAATTTTGCGTTGCCACGACAGGAATGACGGCAGCACCGATGACGTTGTGGCTGCCCCATTGTCAGTCACCTCTGGTGCAAGGACCAACACTCAGGTCAGCGGGCTTGCTTACTCCATGGTTGATATAATGGTAAAGAACCCAACTGCAAGCACCAGCGTTATGAACATTGCAGGAATGATTGCTCAAGTACTACCTGACCTTAC